CTCGTACGAAGACGTCGAATGAACTTTGAAAATCTGAGTTCATCTCTAGTCATTTCAGATACACGACCAAAGGAATACATGTTCTCTGGTTCCAAGCGAGAGACAGGAACATTCAGTGATTTGTACAGTTTGCGCTGAAAGTATGTAAGATTTTCATTATCTGTAAGAGAACTTGCCCCACCGGGTAGTGTGTCAATCTCAGTACTTCTTGAGCCCTCGCGCCTGGGAAACCAAAAATCTTCTGTCATCGTCATGAACTTTCTAGAATCGCCGATTTCACCGCTAGCGGAATTGTATGTCAGTTTATTCTTATGACGATTCATCATGTCAGACAGATACTGTTCTGCCTTTGCTTTCGGCAAGTTACCAACATCAACATAGAAAATGCGGCGCTCAGGTGCTCTTGTCAATGTATAGATGACGGTTGCATCTTCAAGAATACGAAGCTGATTCAATGGCTTGATTGAACGGTGTAAATGAGACAGAACTAATGTCTGCGTTTCGTTCATCAAACCCGATGTGACACGAGCAATAGAATCCTTGGCAATCTTATAACCAGTTTGAGATTGCATATCTCCACCTGGCTTTGATACAGCTGATCCAAACCCATTCTCTGAATACATGAAGTATTCTTTCTTTGTCTTACGAATCGGTATACCAGTGTTCTGATCTCGTTCAGATGAGTCATTTTCACGAATCATACGAATCTTACGCGGATCAAGATATCTTAGCTCAACAATGCCTTTTTTGAGATTCTTTTCATCAATAATTACATGATAGTTGATTCGACCATCAACAAAGAATCTATGAAAAATGTCGTAACCCTGATTTGAAAAGTCGAGCAGTCTTAGAATGTTATCAAACTCTTCTGTGATGCTTTCTTTTACTTTATCTGGAAGTTCAACATCTTCAAGAACAATTTCAACGGCGCGTTCATTGAAGTCGATGTTGATTGCTTCGTTTACTATTTCATCGACTGCCTGCTGAACTTCTGGCTGCATTGACATGGAACGATATCTGGTGACAAGTTCCGTTTCACTTTTTGCAGTTCCTTCAATGTCAAGGAAATATCCATAGGCGCCACCAACTGCGGTTGATTCAACGTTGACGGCACCATCATCATTCAACGGTGGCGCAAAAGATCTTGGTATATCTTCTTTATCTTCTTTACGGCGGACTTCAAACCCAAAAATGTTCATATTATAATACTCCTAAACTTAAGTTACGGAGTTGCCAGTAGTCCCACCAACAATTGTCCATAGGTCATACTGGAAAGTCACTGTAAACTCTTCAATCGTATCGGTAGTTTCCCAAGACATCGCAACCTCAGAAATGTTGATCGGATAGAGACCTTCGAAGTTATAGATACGAAGTGTCTGCCCATCTTTAGCGTATTGAGTAATGATTGCGTCAGACTTGTAGTCTTGTGGGAGTGATCTAGTGTTTGACACATGTGAGTTGATTGAGTTGGACCATGCTTCCATTGCATTGCGGATTGCAAAGTCTTCATCATTGATGATCGTGACTGTCCAATCTTCGAAAGTTCTGTCACCCGCATACTTGACTTGTCTGCCAAAATATGGCACTGTATAAGATCCTAGAGTTGATGGTGGAAGAGCAGCAGTTTTGACCATGAAAGGAACTTTAAAGTCTGCAACCCCCAGAACGGGATTTGTAATCTGAACTTGAAATAGAGTGGGGCGAGCACCACCCCCTACTAATTCTGACTTGAACTGGTTAATGTTAAAAGCTGGCATTGTGATTATCTCCTGTTGTTTGTTCTATTTATATCAGAACTGCTGACCGACTATTTCCTCAAACTCGATGCCAGTTCTTGTAGCAATGAAGGTTAATTGAATTTGATTAATTACTCTAGCAGGTTTGATAAAAATGTTTGCACGGAATGTGTTTGAATCAACAACTTGTGGAGTGTTGATTGTTGCATCCGAAACAACACGGAAATCAATGATACCTCTACGACCTTGAATATCACGGAGAAACGGCTCGACAATTTGTCTAAACTGATTCTGTGTGAACTCATCGTTGAACTCAAACAAGAATTGCTCAGAAATAGTTGCAATTGCCTTTTGAACTGCAATGAATAGACGACGAACATTGATTCGCGTGAATGCACTTCCAGTAGCAGTTCCTAGAGCAGTCTTGTCTCCGAACAGAATGGTTCCTTGCCCAACTTGTGCGATTACTGGGTTCACATCACGACCATAAAGACGATCTCTTTGAGCTTTGTTAGGATTGAAGGCAAGCTTGATCACATTGCGCACTCGACCTTTTCTGAAACCAGCAGGTGATTCCCATGGTTCTACTAGAGATGAAAGGCCAGCCATGTCACCATTTAGAGGGATCCAACGGAAAACATCGTTATATTTGTCGTAGCGATATTTATAACCAGTGTCGATAAATGCATAAGAAGAATTTTGAATTTGATTCCTGAATTCAAGAATGCTATTCATCTTCTGTTGTTCGGTTGCAACATTTACAACAGAGTTTCTGTTTGGTGAAATGAAGACAACGCAATCACGACGTGATTCTGCGATGTTTGAAACTAGATAGTTTGCAAGACTTGATTGGCTAACATCACCTCCACGGGCAGGGCCTTGTAGAACGAAGGAAATATCTACGTCATTTGCTTCCTTGAAAAGATTGTATCCAAGAGCAACCTTTCCAAAAGAAATCTGAGACTCGTTATCACCATCAGAACCGCCCTGCAATTGGATATATTCACGAGTAGAAGTGGTGTCTGTGATCGTATCAGAACCAGGTCTGATAAATGCTGATCTTTGTTCAATGACATCTTTATAATAAAGGTTGTCACCTTCAGAGCTTTTTGTTCCCGGAATCAAAGAAAGATTCTCAAATCGTTCTAGTACAGTTCTTGGATTGCCAGAAATAGAACCAACACGATCAAAGACAACAACGTGCATCTTGCTTGTGCTGGGTGCTTCATTTACTGCTCCAGTATCTTTCCAGTTGCGGAATATTCTAGTAGGCTCAACTGCCTGCCGGAATGTCTGTCTGAAAATAAACTCATGAGTATATTCAATTTCAGTGTTTGAAATTGGCTCTTGAGAAACAGTGTTGATTTCGATGACTTCGAGTGACTGAAAACCAGTATCATCCGTACCTATTGATAGAATATCACCAACTTTCACATCAATATCACCAAGTTCATCTTCAGTTATTATTTCAAGAGTATTTGAACCAAATTCGATTGAAAATGTGTCGTTTTGGAATACTTCTTCCGAAAATGATGCGGTATCACCACCAGAGTCCGTGACTACATACGAAATATCGAAATCGTTTGCAATTGCACCCGGATACTTACCTTCAAAAACTACATTTCCGATGGAGGCATCACCAACTGCCCGAGTAGCACCGTCTTCCACCCTAACCACAAACAATGCGTTTGAATATGACAGGAAATCCGCCGCGGTGAAGAATGTTTCAGAGTTGAAATCAGTCGGTGTTCCAAAAACATTTGCAAGCTCGATTTCAGATGAAATCAAAACTCTCTCGTTTACAGGCCCCCAGCGAAAGACACCTGCAATTGCAGCTGGCGGAGTTGTAATTGCCGGAACAGAAGTCGTAAGATCAACTTCTCTTACGGTAACTGATGGACTAACAGAAAATGACATATTTGTTGTCTCCTTTTGATGGCTATATTTGTGTTCACTTTGTTTAGTTTATTTATTATTTTTTATTTTTCGAATTTGAAAGCCAACCTAGTAAAAGTAAACCCCACCATTTCCAGATTCCTAAAGTAATAAATAGAATCAAATGAAACGGCAATCGCGAGTTCGCACCTCCATTGCCTCTAGTCAACGAGAAGTAAATGACCAGCAACAAGTCTATTTATAAGGCTTTCAAGTTCCGTTTGTACCCAACCAAAGAACAAGAAGTGTTCTTTGAGCGGTCCGTTGGATGCTCCAGATTTGTCTATAATAAACTTCTAGAAGCAAGCATTGTTGAATATCAGTCATCTGGCAAGTTTATCTTAGGATATGATTTGACCAACAAGATAGTAGAACTCAAGAAAGAGTTCCCATGGCTGAAAGAAGTCAACAGTCAATCATTACAACAAGCCAGCATGAATCTGGCAACAGCCTTCAAGAATCGGTTCTCGAAGAAACGAAAGAAGCAGTCTGGGTTCCCAAAGTTCAAGAAACGTGGCAATCAAGATTCATTTTCAATCCCACAGCATTTCACCATCAAAAAGAACCAGATCAAGTTGCCAAAAATCGGATGGGTTTCTTGTGTCACTCATAGAAAACTTGAAGGTAAGGTCAAATCAATCACGATATCCAAAGACGTTGATGCTTGGTTTGTTTCTATTCTATGTGAACAAGAAGCACACGAAGTTCATTATGATCCAAATGATGCTGTTGGCATAGACCTTGGTATCAATACCTTTGCTGTGACTTCTGACGGTGAATGTATAGAAGCACCAGATCTAGATAAAGAATACAAGAAACTCAAGAAGTTGCAAAAACGACACGCTAAGAAAGAAAAAGGTGGCAAGAATCGTGAGAAAGCAAGAAAGAGGGTAGCAAGACAATACCGTAAGATCCGTAGGATCAATAAAAACTTCGTGGAAACAACATCAAGTGCGATAGCCAAGGACTATGATGTTGTTTCTTTAGAGACACTAAACATTCAAGGAATGAAAGCAAGCAGTCGTGGTATGGGCCGAAGCATCCAGAAACTCTGCTGGGGTGCTTTTATAGAAGCTCTCATAAGAAAAGTTCCTTTCGTGCATAGAGTCAGTCGTTGGTTTCCATCGAGCAAGACTTGTTCTTGTTGCGGATGGATCAAGAAAGACTTGAAGCGTTCTGATAGAACTTATCA